GGTGTCTGATTCTCAGCGCATCATGCAAGCTCAGGCTCTAGTAATGGCGGCTAAGGAATCACCAGCCTTACATAACCAATACGAGGTTCATAAACGGTATTACGAAGCCCTACGCATTCAAGATATTGAGAAGGTCCTTCCTAATCCTAAAGGACCTAATGCTATTCCTCCACAGAAACCTGTTAAGGTTCAAGAGGCTGAAGTTAAAGCGCAAGCAATGATTCAAGGTAAGCAAATCCAAGCTAAGAGCTTGTCTGACAAGTTACAACTTGAGATTGCTAAACTCATGCAGGATGCTGAGACTAAGAAAGCAGAAGTGGCTAAACTTGAAGCAGAGACTCTGTACCTATTGGAACAAGCTGATGGTGTTAGTGATGGACATCAGATTGCTATGATGGAGATGCAGTTGGGTCATGCTAAGATGCAGCAGGATGGTATCATGAACTCTGTGAAGTTAATGCAGAGTCTTCAGAAGCAGCAAATGGAAGAGCAACAAATGAAGCAGGAGTCGACACAACCTAAGGAGTAACATGGTACTAACAGAGGAAGAGTGGCAGGAATGGAAGACAAACAGTATTACTAAAGAGTTCTTTAAGGCTCTTATCAAAGAGCGTGAAACAGTTAAGGAACAATTAGTAATGGGTTTGTACGAAGAAGAAGGCCTAGCACGAGGAGTAGCTAAGTGTTTAAAGGACCTGACAGATATGACTTATAATGACTTTAGAGAGGCTGCTTATGAATAGTTCAGGAATCATCCCTGTAGGACATCGTATACTAGTTCTACCAAACCAGACAGAGACTAGTACGGAATCTGGTATCATCTTAGGGACTAGCTCCCAGATGGACAGAGAAGCCTTAGCACAGATGTATGGAGTTGTAATTGCTATGGGAGATAGTTGTTATGCTGATCAGGTAAGTCAGTGGTGTAAAGTAGGTGATAGAGTTTCTTTCGGAAAGTATACTGGGTTACTTTATACAGGAACTGATGAACAGAAATACCGAATGATTAATGATTTAGACGTAGTTGGTCTTGTTGAAGAGGGAGTCAAGTAATGAGTGAAGATCAGGTTATAGACCAAGTTCAAGATGTAGATCCTGTTATTCAGGAAACTGAACGCGAAGCCCGTACACAAGGATGGGTCCCTAAAGAAGAGTTCCGAGGTAAGGAAACTGACTGGATTGAAGCTGAAGTATTTGTTCAACGTGGTCGTGAGATCAATCCTATCCTACGGAAGAACAACGAGCGTATCCAGAAGGAATTGGATAAGGCTAAGAAGGATCTTGAAGAACTTCGTATCGGTGTAGAAGAGTTTAAGAAGTTCACTAAGGAGGCAACTGATAAAAAGATTGCTAACTATGAAGTGGAACTCACTACGTTACGTGAACAAAAGAAACTTGCTATCTCTAGTGGAGATGGTGAACTTGCTGTACAACTTGATGATCAAATGGATGCGGTTAAAGAAGCACGAGCCGCAGCTAAAGAAGATGCTAAAGAGGTAGTTAAAGAAGCTACTAAACCAGTAGAGACTAGTCCTAAGATTGAAGCTTGGGTAGAAGAGAACCAGTGGTATAAGACTAACAAAGTTATGTCTACTACTACTAATGCTATTGCAGAAGAGGTTCGGTCTTCCTATCCTTTCTACACTGAGGACCAGTTCCTAGAGGAACTAGATAAACGATTGGAAGATACTTTTGCTCCTGAGAAATTAGGGCGGAGGGTTAAAGCAAAGAATCCAATGGATAGTGGTACCAGTACAAGTACTGCTGGCTCTGCTGGTAAGGGTAAACAAACATATGATGCACTGCCACAAGATGCTAAAGATGCTTGTGACATGTTTGTAAAACAAGGTTTAGTAAAGAACCGCGAAGAGTACGTTAAAGAGTATTTTGCATCTTAATAGAGAGGAACTAGATTATGCCACGCGCACTTACAGTAGCAGAAAAGAAAGCCAAGATATTAGCTTCCCGTAATGAAGCCATTGGGATTGTGGAAGCACCCTCCCCAGTAGCCAAAGGAGTAATCCGTAAAGCTACTGATCGCCCACCACGTACTACACGAGGGGTCTTTAATGGGTCTCAAGGAAAGTTAAAACTTAATGATAATCTTGTTAAGTTATTTGCAGAGGCTGGTTGGCATCTTCATATTTTTAACGATACTCCAGGACGGATTGAAGAAGCTTTAAAAGGTGGTTATGAGTTTGTAACCTCCGAAGAGATAGGTAGTACTGTTGTTAATAATGTTGTATCAGGTAATAAGGCACTGGATGACAAGGTTAAGTTCCTTGTAGGTGTAGGTGAAGATGGTAATGGCATGTATGCCTACCTAATGAAAACCCCCACCAGTGATTATGAAGATGATCAATCATTGCAACAGAAGAGAAATGATTATGTGGATAACCAGATTAAGTCTGGTAAAAATACGGCTGCTAATGGGTCCAGTGAAGGATTCTATAACGCAGGAACTAAATTAAATAATAAAGGATAACTTTTATGGCAAACGTAAATCGTCCAAAAGGCCTTAGCCCCATTCAAAATGGTGACGGCTCTCCTTGGAATCAACAAGTAACTAAGTATTATGTAGCTAGTGATGGCTCCAACACCTATGCTATCGGTGACGTAGTAATGCGCGCTGCTGGCTCTGATGCTGATGGCGTACCAGCAGTAATCAAGTGGACTGGTGTTAGTGCTGTTGGCTCCCTACCTCTTGGTGTTATTGTGGGTATCACTATAGCAGATGCTGGTGTATCTTTGGCTGGTGCTAGTCTGTCTCTTGAGAAGACTTACCTTGGTCTTAGTGCTGGTGCTCACTATGTAATGGTTGTAGATGATCCTAACGTCATTTATGAACTTCAAGGTGACTCTACAGTATGGGCTACTACACATGCTAACTATAACTGTACTGTTACCCTTACAGCTAACCAAACTAGCTTGAGTCAGTCGTCTCCTTACTCTAGTACTGTTGCCACTTCGCCAGCAACTACTCTGTCATTGCCTTTTGCAATCATGGGTATTGTACAGCGTCCTGATAACGGTTTTGGTGCCTACTCTGCTCTGCGTGTGAGGTTCAATACACCAGACTCTGTTGGTTCTGTAAACGGACGTACTGGTATCTAATAACTAAAGAATAAGGAGAATTAAATGGCTGGTATTATTACTACAGGAACACACCCAAAAGCCCTTTGGCCTGGTGTTAAGTCTTGGTGGGGTCAGGTATATGATGAACATGCTACAGAATATACCTCGTTGTTTGACACAGACAGTTCTAAACAGAACTACGAGGAAGATGTTCAGTTGACAGGGTTTGGTTTGGCTCCTCGTAAAGCTGAGGGTACTGCAACTGCTTATGACTCTGAGATCCAAGGCTTCACAACTCGTTTCACTCATATCGCTTATGGCTTGGGCTATATCGTTACGAAAGAAGAGTTGGATGACAACTTGTATATGCAGGTCTCTAAGAAACGTGCAGGTGCTCTGGCTATGTCTTTCCGTCAAACGAAAGAGAACGTAGCTGCTAACATCTACAACCGTGCTTTCAATGCTAGTTATCTTGGAGGCGATAGTAAGTCTCTTTGTGCTATTGACCATCCAAATACATCTGGTGGTACTTGGGCTAACAAGCCTACAGTAGATGTGGACTTGTCTGAGTCTGCCTTGGAAGATGCTATCATTGCTATTCATGGTATGACTGATGATCGTGGTTTGTTAATTGCTGTTCAACCTAAGAGTTTACATATTGCTCGTCAAGAATGGTTCAATGCGAATCGTATCTTGAAGTCAGTATACACTCCAGGTACTGGTAACAACGATGTGAACGTCCTCAAAGCAACCAATGCGTTGCCTGGTGGCATTCAGATGAACCATTATTTCACAAGCCCACATGCTTGGTTCCTCCGTACCAACATCCGTGATGGTATGAAGCACTATGAGCGTGTTGGTATTAGCTTCGATCAAGACAATGACTTCGACACCATGAATGCGAAAGCAAAAGGTTACGAGCGTTATAGTTTCGGTTGGACTGATCCTCGTGCAGTATGGGGTGTGAACGGCCCGTAAAGTAACTGATTGACAATTGAGGCGTTATAAGGTATAATAACTTTATGATTAAGTCCTCAATCCTACTTAGGAGATCTATATGGGAAGGGCTCATCAAGAAGAAAAAGGAAATCGTCCTACAGTTCCACCAATCCAAAAAGCTTAACTGTTTCATCCTATGACGTAGCTAATGCTACGTTGTATTTTTACAACGTCAAAGGAGTTTTATTATGGCCGTACCAATGCGCTATCCCTCTGGAGTATCTATTGAAAAACCTGGTCATCCAATGGCTGATCTCCCTATTCCAAACCCTAGTAAACTCTCACTTTACTACAATGATTTTAATACCTATCTAGCTTCTGACTGGACTGTAGTAGCTGGAGGTGCTGGTTCTGGTGTTGCCCTTAGTGCAGGTGTTGGTGGTGTGGTTACACTTACTACAGCAACCTCTGGAACAGAGTCTATCTCTGGCAACCCCTCTTTCAATTTCACAGCAGGTACTTCTGCTGTACAAGGCCTTCGTACTTGGTTCGAATCTAACGTAACTCTTGATGCTACTGTAGCTAACCCAGACTATGCTGTAGGCCTAATGAAAGGTACTCCTGGCCTAACATCTCCTACAGATGGGGTATGGTTTACTAAAGCTACTGGTGCTACTGTATGGTCTTTGGTAATCAAGGCTACTGCTGGATCTACTACTACCATTGCCCTACCTGCTAGTACAGTACCAACTGCTAGTCAAATCGTAGACTTGGCTTTCCTGTTTGATGGTTCTAAGAACATCCTGTATGTGTACTTCAATAAAGCTCTTATTGGTACTGTTGGTACTGGAGGTTCATTAGGTACTTCTCTAGCTAACTTGCCCGCTTCTACTATCCTCTGTGCTCCTGCTGCTGCTAACGTATTCCATACAGCTACTTCTACACTAGGTTTGGATTATATTACTGCTGCTTGCGAAACAGTTCGTTAATAGGAGACTAGAATGGCTAATACAGTAACTACTCAGTTACTAGTAGACGGCCCTAGAAACTGTGTGGTCAAGTTTGAAGGTATCCTAGATACATCAGACTTGGCTGCTACAGGAACTCTAGGTACTGGTTCTACTGGTGCAACTACAATCAATACCCCTAACATTACCTTTACTGCTGGGGGACTAACTCCAATGGTAGGTCAGTATGTTACTGGTACTGGGATTCCTGCTGGAACCTATCTTGTAAGCTTCACTACCACTACTGCTGTACTTAGTGCTAATGCTACTGCTACAGGCTCCTCTCTTACTTTCACCCTGACTGCTGGTAACATTGTTTTGGTTGACCCAGCAAAGCTTAGTGCTTTGTGGGAAACTCAGACTTGCTCTCGTGTACAGATTAGAAAAATCATTCATAACATTGAAGATCTACTGTCAGTTAATCTCTTTTGGGATGCTACTACTCCTGTTCGTATTGAAGAACTAGTAGGGCGTGGTAAGGGTGATTACTCTCGTTTTGGAAGTCTAGTAAACAATGCTGGTACTGGTATCAATGGACGTATCCTAGTTGCTACACAAGGATGGTCTGCTAGTGCTACCCTAAATTTTAGTTTAATCCTAGAGATGACTAAGAGCTAATGTCTAAGTGGACGAAAGCCGTTCTTTGTGATGTTGCTGGAGACCCTATTGTAATATCAGGGAAACAGTATGTTCCTTTATTGGATCAAACATTAATAGGTAATCTCAATAACTATTATCCAAACAAAGGGCGGGGATTCGTTTTTGGTAGGAACTTAGTAGTAAATAATGTTTATGAAGACCTTTGGGAAGGCCCTACAGGAACTTATGTTTTCCCTACAGTACCTATACAAATGCAGCTTGTTTCTACTTCTGCTAGTGATTCTGCTGCTGGAGTAGGTATCCAAAGAGTACTTGTACATTACTTAGACACTAACTATGATATTCAGAATGAACAAGTTACATTGAATGGTGTAACTCCTGTTCTAACTGTAGCAACAAATATACTTAGAATAAACTCTCTCCATGCTATTAAAGTAGGTACTACTGGTAATGCTGTAGGTAACATATCTTTACAGAATGTTGGTGGAGGAGTTACTTATGGGTTTATTTCTAGTGGGATTAATACTGCTATGCAGGCTATCTATACAGT